GCAACTGACGGTCTCGCGCACGACGTGTGCGAGACGATTCTCGACGCACTATTCTTCACTTCGTGGAGAATACCCCGCAGCATTCGCTCGTTGGCGAAGGCTTCTCTGAGCCCTGTCTTTCGAGACGGGTCGGGTGTGCTTAGACGAGTCCGTCATGGACAGATGATGGGTTCCTACCTATCCTTTCCCCTCCTTTGTCTCCAGTCTTACTTGGCTGCCTCCTGGGCGGCAAGGTTTGACCAGAGTGCCCGTTTTCTCGTGAATGGTGATGACTGTGTCATATCTGCATCACGAGCAATCACTGTGCAGGACTACCCTTCTGGGTACCGGCTCAACAGTGAGAAGACGATCCGGGCGGCAAGTGTTGTTGAGGTCAACTCGACTTGTTTCTTGCGCAAGGCGGGAAGATGGCGCGAGGTGCGCCATTTAAGGAGAGGTGGGGCGACGGTCGATTTTCAGGGCATGATGCACATGGCGAAAGCCGTGGCGTCACGACCTGTCTGGACGGATGCGTTTGCACGCAGCCGGATCGGCCGTCGATGGGGGTTTCTCCCATCTCAGGTAGGTCATAGGACCTACGCCTCTTGGTTGAGAGAGAGGCAGATGCTTATGCGGAGACACCCAACCGCATTGCCAGAACCGGCGAAACATCCGGTAGAAGCATCTCTGCGTAGGATCCCCGGACGGGATCCTACTCCGTTAGAAGCCGAGGCCCTTAGGGACTTTATGTGGGCTAACGGGAGATGGGGGAAGAGAAAGAGGGACTTATACAACCCGTCCTGCGGTTGTGTTCGTCGGACATACTCGTACAGATCACGGCCGGCGTGGTCTTATCTATCCTTCGTCGGATGGAAACGAGTGAACAACGGCCGAGAGGTCGTCAGTTTCGCACTTGTACCGGACAGTTACGAGACTGAAGAGGAGAGTTTAGGCTTCTTCAAGTTGGACTTTTGGCGTCAAGCCTTTAGTTCGCTGGCTGAAGAAGGGGATTGATCCGGTGATTCTCACCGTTTCTGGCTGGTTGTGTTCAGCGGGAACATGTGTATGGTTAACGGCGGGTTGGTCTCAGACCGTGAAACATCTTCCGAGTACCTGAGGAGTCAGGCCGGGAAATGTGACCTTAAAGTGCCGCATACACCATATAGGCCCTTGTTGGGCATGTTGCTTAAGGACGTCGCGGGGCACTCTGTGCAGGACGACCAGGGAGAAGGACTTTAGTACCGCC